TGATCTGTTTCGCTTGGTGTGCCTGCTTCTGCTGTTTCAGCAACTGTTGGCATTGTTGTGATCTTTGGAATTTCGAAAGACATACCAGCATCAGGCAAAACGCCACGGCTGATTGCGTCAATTGCTGATCGTGTGTTGTTAGCAAGTCCGTTGATAACTTCTGTCAACTGACGTGTAGGCACAAGACCTGCGTTGTCTGTTGTGTCATCTGCCGCTGCGACATACTGACGTGCTGACTCCTCGCCAAGTGAGGCGCGGATTGTGTTTTCCAAATACTTAGCAGCTGTGAACTCTAGGCGTGGCTTTGATGTCCAACCACCCACTGCTGGCTTTGCATTTGCTGTTACTGACTGTGCGGCTTCTACCGTTTCGACGGCTTCCGCTGGTGTAACGGTTTGTTCCACTTCGTCGTCCTTTTCTGTTGGTGTTGCATCTGGCTCAATTGTTGAGTCAGAAATCTCCTCGTCGCCCTCAGTGGCTGCGACCTCAGCGACTCGCGCTGATCTAATTGCTGGCTCTGACGTTAAAGCAACGCCAGTCATTTCACCCTTGATAATCCGTACTGTGCCGTCCTTCAAGGTTTCATACTCGTCAAAATAAACCTCGACGCTAAAACCGTCGCGCAAACCTTCAGCAGCTTCTACAAGTGCATCTGTACCAGCTGTTGTGTTGGCGATCTTAAATGTTGCGTCAATACCTTGCTCGTTTGACTCAATTGACAAAGTCTTACCAATACGGCGTGTGCGGTCATGCTCTAGGTTAAGCAAAACAGACTTTGCTTCAATGCTGCCCTTAGCAAATTGCACTTTGCCAATTGAGGCGTTTCCTGTTTCCTCAAATGTCACAATGCGACCGGTGATCGTGCGACTGTTTGAGTCAGCTGCGGTGATAGCAATTGGTGTGATGAGTTTTTTCATAACAACATGTCCTCCTCTGCGCGTATTTCGTCGATCGACATTGCGCCGATACGATTTAAGATTTCATAGACTTGCGCGCGCTCGTATGGATTACCACGCAAGAAATTGTCCAAGTCAAACATGACTTTGTTGCCAGCTGGTGTGAAATCGGCAAAAGATAACCTTTGTTCCAAGATTGACATGTAATTTCTAAAAGCAAAGTCCACAAGGTCGCGCCTTTTGTCTAAAGCGTTGGCGTAGGTAAAACTCGACTGTTGGCTGTCTGTGAAATAGGCAGGCAACCCACACGCACGGCTTAATTCTAAAGATACATAGTTTCTGGCTTCATTGAGCTGCAAATTCTTAGGGTCAAAACCAACTGACTCCATTGTAACGTCAGCGTTAAGAAATGCCGTTGATTTGTTAGCACGCGCTGTGCGCCAAGCACTAAGAATTTTTGCAACACGATCTGCTGGCAATGATGTGCCGTTGGATTTCAAGACCATTAACGGTGTTGGCTCATTGGCAAAATTGAGCGACGCCTTTTCTAACGCGGCAGCAGCTTTGATTGTGCGACCTGCACGCGCTAACAAACCCTCTTGTGTATTTGGAAACACGACCAGATTTGCTGGGTCAATTGGCTTGCCGTCGATCTCATAAGCTGTAATTTCTGTGTTATCAAAATTTGTAGTAATTGACACGCGCTCTGGTGCAACTCTTTCCATTGCGCGAATTTTTCCTGTATCGGCGTATCTTTCCATGACCATTGCATACGCTGCGTTGTGAAAGAATAAATCGGAAATCAGCCAACCGTAAAAGGTAGAACCTGGTATGCGTGGGTCTGGTTGATTGATAACGCGCGGCTGTGACACCTTTTCGCCTGTTGCTTCATTTCGTGTGTGCAACGGTAATGATGCAATTGTTTGCATAATACTTAATGCACGCGCAACTGTTGGCACACTCATTGCTTCTGCGCGGTTTGCCTGCGCTATGCCGTAAAAGTAAAAATTGTTGTTTTCTGTAAAATACGGTGCAAGAGACGCGTCAACGTCCAAAGGCTCAGCTGTGACGGCAGCTGTAACCTTTGGCACAAATAGATCGAATAAACCCATGTCCTAATTCTGACAGGCTTATACGATCAACCAACCATGATGTCAAGATCATTGTCTGGGCGTGTCGCAAAGTGTGTTGCCAGCGCAACAGCAACTGCACCGCACACAACCGCCTGACTAGCTCGACGACCAATGACCCAACCGCCGTCACCTCGACGCAATTGCACAGCTGACAAAATCTCGTCCGTCAATTGTGCCTGACCACGGTGTTTAAGTCTGCCGCTATTGATCGCCGACAACATTTCGTCGCAGCTCTGTGGGTACGCGCTATCCATGTCAAATACAGGTATGCCAGCAGGTGCAAGGCGTGCAGCTACCGCACCGCTCGTTTTGCGGCTATACAAAACGTACTCGGTAACGTATTTGCGCGCGTAATCTGCTAAATCGTTGGCAATTGCTTTGTCGTCTAGCTGCAAGTCGTTTTGCCAAGTGTGCAGCAGCTTCACCACAAAATTCTCGTCGCCTAATTTCTGCGCGCCGACCAGTGAGGCGTGTTTTCTGTCAGGTGATAGGTCAATCGCCAGCCACGTCAACTTGTCAATGTCAAGATCGACTGTTTTGTCAAGGCAATTACCCCATGAGGCACTGTCAACCGCGCTGCTGATAGCTACAACCCACCTGCACAAAACCTCAGTCATGACCACGTCTGGTGGGTCTTTCAATACGCTGCGCACGTTGTCGGCGTGGATAGTCCTGCCCATTGCTGGGTTTGAGTACCTTGCATTTTCAACGCTGATCTCGTCGGTCGGTGCTGACCACTCAAAATACCCAATCTCATCATCTGCGCCAGCGATCTTTGCCAATGCTCGCTCTCGAAATGCGTTAAGCACAACACTGCTGGCATCACCCGCGTTTGTATAAGCCATGACAAGAGGATTTTTTGCCGCCATGAGGGTGTAGCGCAATGAGGCAAAAGTTTCCAGCTCTTTCATTTCGCGCAGCTCGTCCAAGTGAACCGTCTCAGGTCTAGACACACCGCGAGCTGATGAGCCGCCAGCTTTAACGATAAACCGCGTTCCGTGCAATGTCTCGATCTCCTCAGCACCGTGTGCCCACCGTATCCGCTTGACCTGTTTTGCCAAAACGTCGTTTGACTCGATTAGCGACACCAGCGATCTAAACTGTTCAAGGCTGGTTGCCAGCGTATGAGCTGAGGCGATCTGTAACGGCTCTTTCCACAGGAAAAGACCGCCCAGAATTCTGATCTGCTGTAAAAATGACTTGCCATTTTGTCTCGCTACCACGCACACGTTGATTGGCGTCGCCCAGCGTCCGTCAGGCTTAACTTTGTGGCTGTGGATAAGGTAAAACTTTTGCCAATCCATTAATTCAACCCCAATACTGGCAGCTAGATCGATCAATTCTTGACCCCTAGACGGCAGATCATTAAGCGGCGTGTGAATTCTAGGCGTGGAAATGCCCATTAAAGGCGGCTGTGGCGTGTTGGGATTTTCAGACCTGTCCAGATCATCTGAGACCAGTTCAATCATGATCGTGGCTCACAGACCCCTGTGGAGGCTTATTTGAGCCTTTTGAGTCGTTTTGGGGGGGTACAAAACACGGAAGAGTCAGGGGTGTCGGCGTGCTATTAAAAAACCGCCCACCCTTGCGTAGATTGCAGTTTGAGCATAGGCACTGCAAGTTCCAGTCCTGATCCCCACCGCCGTGAGCTCTTGGCACAATGTGATCTACTGTGTTGCCGTCAGCACCGCATTGCTGGCAAGTGTAGCCGTCACGCTGGAGTATCCGTTGCCTGATCTTGCGCCACTGGCTTGTGCTGCCATTGTCCTTCAATGCGCTCATCAGTAGTAATTCCTTTCCTGATGAAATGCCCACGCTTTGCATGGCGTTTGATAACGCTTTGTTATGTACCTCAATGATGCATCTATTTGACGGTATGGGTCAAGGTCTCGATACCACGTCGATCTCATTTGACCCAGTCCAAAATGACTTCCGTTACGAGCTGAATACGACCAACGGCTTTCCTTTGTGATGATCTTGTTGAAACACTGAAACTCTTTCCAATCCACAATCCTGCTGTGAGAATACAGCTTCAAGTGATCTATTGAATACTTAGCTGCATTTGCTTCAAGTGTTGTCGTTATTGAAAGCAATGCCGCAATGGCATAGACCTTGCCCATTAGCCGATTACGCCCTTGCGAGCTACCCGCCTCAGCGGCTCGCTTCAAGCGAAACCAGCGTACCAAGCCTGTCAAGTTTAACAGCTTATTGAGCGTGCTGTTGGGCGTTGCGCACAGGCTGTGGATAACGTCTGTGGATAACTTATCGTGTAATGGTTTCAATTGAACCCCACCCTTCTCGAAGGATAATGTGCTTTGCCCTTTGTAATCGTCGATAGTGATCAATCACGACGACGCTCGGGGCTGGAAATTTACGGTTTACCTGAACCTCCAGCAATGATGCTAATTGTGTGTCAAACACAATCAATCTGGTTTCTAAACCCAATCGCTCAGCCAAATTAAGCCAAACTTTTCGGTGGGTGCTAATCGTGTGAGTACCGTCAGCGATCAAGTCCTGACCTGCTTCAACAGCTGTAACAGCCTTTTGGCGCAATAGGTACATGTAACGCCCGACGTCTAAATCACGATTGACTCGTACTGCCTCGGTGTTGTAAATGTATTCAAGCCCTGTTTTGTTAGCTGCTACCCATGTTGATTTGCCAGCACCAGGCGCACCCATAAGCACTGTAATCATTGGTGACCCCAACCCTTACCCTTAAACACAATTGCTGGTGAGCTGTAAATCTGTCGCATCATAAAGCCGCAACAATACGGTGTTGTGTGTTCAGCTAGTTTTTCTGTAATCTCATAACTGATACTGCACGCAATACATTGATACTCATAGGTTGGCATCTGTCCCACCGATCTGTGCAACACCCATGACCTCACACTTTGTGCATTGAATAACCTCGACGCCTTGCGGCAGGTTATCTGTGATCTTGTGTATGACTTGTTTTGTAATTTTCTTACAAACCCGACACTCAAATTGTATGTGCATAATTGCTTTTCCTTAGATTTTCAATCGGTTGCAAATTAAGCTGCGTGACCCACCATGTTGGCTGTTTGCTGTGTCGGTATCGTGGCTTTTGAGCCATTGCCACTGGTATCCAACCAGCAATGTAATAATTTGGTGCTTGACCTGTGACCAGCACGGCAATGTCTGTTGCTCGATCACTTTCATACACGATCAGCTGACCCAGCTCGTATTTTGTCCAGCGCACCTCAATGCCTGCACCAACGTCTGCCTTGACTTTGTATTTGTCCTCAAATGGGTCAAAGCGCAAATCAAAGTATTTGGCAACAGCCCACTCAGCACCAATTGACTCACCCATTTGTGCCAGTTGTTCCATGTAAGACGGCGCGTCATAGCGCAACGGCAACAAACCATTGTGTGTATCTGATTTTTTGACTGATGCAACCATGCACAAATTCATTTCGTTTTGTGTTAATTTGATTTTCACCTGCAACCACCGCAAAACCAAATAACCTTCTCGCGTGCGTCATAGCCTTTTTGGTAGCCAAATGAGTCAAGCTTTGTGATCTGTGAACATTTGTCACATTGCTCTACTTTGTACTCAGCAATTACTTCACCATTGCAAAGCAGCTTGCACATCATTGTTTTGACGTCGATCATTTCCATGTAATCACTCATGGCAAACGCACGACCCACTGACCTGTGCTGCCTAGTTGATACCAAACAGGTTCACACTGATTTGCTTTGGCTTTCTCAGTGCAGAAATACCCGCCCCAAGCTTTACCAGTTTTGGCTGACTCGCCTGTTTTCCAAACGCGTGTGCCATGTTCGCAGCGTGGCTTTTCCTCGATTAGTTGACCGCCCAATTGGTTTGCGATCTCGTCAATTGATGAACCTAGCGACGGTATGCCAGATTGCTCGGCTTCTGCTGCTGTGGCGTAACTAGGCACGTCGCCGTGCTTTGTTGTCCAATAGTCATAATCAGCCTTGACATCAGCTGTGGCAACCTTTGTTGACAGCTTCTCGACCTGTTCCATTGTTTCGCGAGTTGCCTTTTCTGTCCCGCCCATAACCAACGCCATGACGCGCATCAAAGCTGAGGTCGTTGTGTCCTCGACAAACCAGCGTTTCATGTTTGGGTTGTAAGCTGCAATAAAGCCGTATGCGTAATCAATGCCTGCTGGCTCGATCTCTAATTGATTGCGCCAAGCTTTAGCCTGTACGAGTATGTAGCCTTTCTCAGCATTGAACTCGACAATGTGTGCCTGCAAACGACCTTCTGGGTACGTTGCTATCCAGCGATCTGTGCGCTCTTTGTTGCCCTCGTAATTATCTAGAAATGCCATTAGTCAGCCACCTTGTTTGACATGTGACGGCTGATCGCCTTACGACGTGCCATGCCTTCGCGCTTGCCTTCCTTAAAGCCTTTGGCATAACCAGCTGCACCGCCAAGCACCATAAGAAAGATTACGCCAACCAAACGACCCAAAGTCTCTGGGTCTAATAGATCAAGTACCATTTAGAATTCTCCCGATTTCTAGGCGGTAAGTGTTACCACCTGAACTCAGGGTGACGCATGATCGGCGCGCGGTCAAGAACCTTGCGTGTTTGTCGGCGTGTCCTGTGGCTTTTGCTTAGATTTAAGTCCATTGCCAGCCAGCACACCGCCTAGCGAACCTGTAAGAAAGATCGCAAGTGTTTTAAGCAGGTCAATAAATGCAGCGTCATTGGGTGCTTGTGCCCCAATTGGCTGTGTGACAAAGATCAGTGCATAAGTAATGCCAACGGTAACAACCAAAAACACCGCAGCTAGTGTTGACCCAATAATCAGGATTAGTTGCGCGTGTATTTCCTCTGGTGATTTGCGTCGTGCTGGCTTATCACGGGTCAATGCCAAGTAGGTCGTCAGTGCATGTTCCAGTTGGGAGGCATTGCGGTTTCTGACACTCCGCTTTTGACCAGTTGTCGAATTCTTGACACTCATAGCGCGTCCAGCCTTGATACCCGCAAGCGGACAGGATTAGTGCAAGTGCCCAAACCAACCCTGCCGCCGCAAGTTTCTGGCTACTTCCCCAAGTTGCCAAAACTTTTGTCATTTGGATTAAGCCAGCGCAAGATTACTGGTGCAACAGCTGCTGCCCCTGCCATTGCCAATGTCTTTGGGTCAGTCACGCCTGCCATGTATAGGGCAAGTGCAGCTGCCAGAAATGAGCGCGCCCATGAGGCTGCTACGGCTTTTGCTTGTTCCATTTTTTGCTCTCCTTTTTGACTGCGGCTGCTTTTGCAGCTGGTGCATCTACTTGAGGAAATTCGCCCTTGTATGGCACAAATTTAGGTATGCCAAAACCGACGATCTCCTTGCCCTCTCCGTACGATCTGACCTTGACCATAACCATGCCACCATTGCGTTGATCGCCTGTCCCAGACGTATTGCCTTCAATGGTCAAACATGTCTTTGTGTCAATAAGTCCTACAACAATGCCAATGTGTGAAATGCGATCTACGCCGTCATGTGGAAAGTCCATGAAAGCCAAGTAGCCAAGTTGAGGCATAGTTGACCAGCGTTGCATTTCCTTAAATTTATGTGCGCCAACAGCTGTGCCAACAACGCTGTGGATTTTGACGCCAGCTTGATTTGCACACCAATTGACAAATGAACCGCACCACGGCAAACCGTCTGCCTTTGTAAATTTGCCGTACTTTGTAAGGTTGTCGCCTTCCTCAATTGTTCCAACCTCAGCAGCTGCAATTTCGATCAGTCGGGCATTTGTGCCCTGCGGATAGTTACTCATCAGCCGTCACAATTGGTGTGGATTGTTCCGCTTCAGGATTGAGATAGCGTTGATAGTCTGAGTTGGCTGGGTCGGTAGGTATCCAAATGACTTTACCATTTTCGTCAGTTGCTTTAATAATGTCTGACCCAACAAAAACTTCGTTCTTGATTACTTCGTATGTCATCATAGTTCGGCACTCGCTTCGATGTATGTAGATGTACTGTTATTAGCAAAAAGCATTGTTCCATAACCGATTGTCTGACCTGAAGCCGTACCCACGTCCACCATAAGCGCATTTGCGCTTCCTTGGTTTAATGAGATGCCAGTCAAAACTGTTGTAACACCTGCACCAGTCCAAATAACAAAAGTTCCAACAGCAGAAAAACCTGCCGTTGGTGTTGTTCTCATTGTTACTGGTAAAGCAACTGCAACGTGTCCGTTTGTTCCCGAGTTACTTCGACCTGCTCCAAAAGTTGTATAGGCTGAACCTGTCAAACGTGTGTAGTAACGCTGGCAAGCGGCTAATTCTCCTTGGATTGTTCCTGTTGCAGTCTGGAAAGCGGTGGCAACTGAACCTGCCTCTACTTGTACGCCCCAAATTGAAATTGTCGCAGTCTGAATTCCTAGTGATGCGCTGCGTGTGGCTAAATCACTGCCTGCACTTGTAAAAAAAGTTAATCGCAATTCTGAACTTGTACCGATTGTCTTTCCAGAAATAGATGGTACCGATACTCCTGAAACTGTGTAGCGCGCCCAAGAAGTAGTAATTGGAATTTTTGTTGCACCAATTGCCGTGACTGAAGCCGAACCACCTGAACCAAAAATTTGTGCTAATTCTGGAGTGATGCTAGGAGTTCCACTTGCTGCCTTTGCCCAGAATGAAATGGTTGCAGTCTGTCCTGCAAACGTTCTAACATCTTCAATTCTTTGTTCGATTGATGTTCTAGCACTTACCAAAGTTTGACCAGTACTTGCAATGTCTAAATAATTTGTGCTTTCATATCCTGCAACTGGCGCAGCACCAGGCGTAAATGTTTGGGCTGTAAATGTAGAAGTTCCATCTGATGCCGAAGTGCGATAACGGTCGAAGATATATTCGTTACTTGCAGTCGTTGTTGTAAAGGCTCGTTGATTGATTCTAAAATCACCATTGATAATTTTGTTTTTGCCAGCAGCAAAGTTTGCACCATAGCGCAAGCCTGTTGAAGTGGAACTATCTGCTACGAGTGTCTCGCCATTTGCACCGACTGCAAGGCGCGCTGGTGTGTCGTTTGCACTAGCTGCAACAATGTCGCCTTTTGCGTCAACAATTGAATTCTGAATTGCGTTTGCGTCGTCAGTTGTCACCCATGTGAAATCCATGTTCGTGTTTGACGCCTTAGACAAGACCTGACCTGTTGTGCCACCTTTAAGATCAACCAATGTCGTGTCAACAGCTTGCCCAAAGACCTCAAAGTCTGCTGGTAAGTCTGTGACTAAATCGGTTGAGGTTGGCATTTGCCAGCCAAAGTTTGTTGTTGGGTTTGCCATGTTGTCTCCTTATCAGACCACTATTGTTGCACGCGCCCAGTCGAGTGTTGGCGACACGCCCGACCAAGTAAATGCAGCTGAGATTTCGTCCCATTGCAAAGCCTGCAATGAGTAAGCCACTGGTGAAATGTTAAGAGTGATCGAGAGTTGGTTGTACGACGCCTGAAATGACCAGCCCTCAACAAAGCCCTGAAAGATACCGCCCATGTTTGCTGGTAGGTCATTGATTGCCAATGCCTCACCCATAAACACGCCAATGAGGTTGTCACGGTCACTGTCGTCTAGCTCTGGGTTTGTCAGGTCAAACGTGATCTCACTAAAGATTGCCTGCGGTGTTTTGCGCAATGCAAGGTAGAAATTGGCTTGCTGGGTTGCATCAGCTGAGTCGTGCAAGGTTGTTGAAATAATCTGGGACAGCGTGCCGTACTGCAAAATTGAGTCAGCGTCGCTTGCGCTTTGTTCATGTTGGCTTTGATTACCGTATTGAATTGTGACATTGTTGCGTACGTCGCCTGCCCTTGTTTCAACGCGCAAACCAGCTGCGCGTGCTTGGTTGGCTGTTAATTGCACATAGCCATTGTTTGACAGGTACAAACTTCGGTGTGTACTGCTGGCATAGCTGATGCGTCCAAATGCGTCTTCGTAAATGTAGCCAAGACCTGACGTTGCAAGCTTTGATACCAAAGAATAAACGTCTGTGCGCTCACTAGACCTAGCAGCTAACTCATAATCACCAGGGCGGTCGATCTCACCCAGCCCAACGTTTTCTGCTGTTGCCCATGTTGTTGTTGGGTCATAATCTGCCCACGTTTCAGCTGCTGGGACTTCTGCCCAAGTGTTAAGCAATAAGTCTGACAAAATTTCCCAGATTTGATCGCCGTCAAAATCTTTAGACAGCACGCCATTTGTCAACGCTTTTGGCAAACGAGACAACGCGCCAAGTGCTGTGATGCTGTATGTCTGGGTGAACATTGTGCTGCCTACGTCGCGCACCTCGACCGCAATGTCAACAACCGTGCCACCAAAGATTGGGACGTATGTGGCTGATGTGTCCTGCACCTGCACTGAAATGCTGCTGTTAATGCTGACAGGTATTGTCGCCTGATTTACGTCTAGCAGCTGCAAATTGACGTAACCTGCTTGGGCTTGCTCGTAAATGTTTGTGCGACCCGATCTGATTGTCAGGTTAGCCAAAACCGCGTCAGTGTAAGAAACGCCGTCGATCTCTACCAGCCAAACTGGCGTCCATTGCGTCATGTTAAATTGCCACCAAGTTGGTCGCGCCGCCTGTTCCGCGATAGTAGCTGTTGTTTAATGTGTCAACGATTGTGCGTGCTGTGCCTTCCTTATCAAACGCCCCAGTCACGGTCAGGTTAATTGTTGTACCCATTGTTGCTGCTTCAGCTTTTCTAAAACTGCCAACGTCAAATGAACCAATGCCGCCAGTCGTCGCAGCGGCAGCGGTTGCAGCCACTTTTGCAGCTGTTGAAACACCGCCACCGCTTGACGTGGTCGTTGCGCCACCGCCTGACGGTGCTGAAATCTTTGGAATAGTCGTCGCTGTTGTTGGCACTGTTGGTGTCTTAATTGTAGGCACGCTAACCGTCGGTGTTGAAATCTTGCTGACGTTTGGTAAAAACGGTATTGCGTTGTAGGCAGAAATTAAAGCATTGATACCTGCAACCGCACCTGAGATCAAGCCGTTAAGAATTTTGACAACGCCAGCAATGACGTCAATAACACCACCTGCGATTTTGCCTGCTACCTGTAACGCACCGCCTAAAACCGTGCCTATAACTGGTGCAACATAGGTTGCGATCAATGCGCCAAATTCCTTGAAAGTGTTAAGGTTGTCACCGATTGCATCTCGAACATACCCAAACGCTTTGATCATGCCATTGATGATTGGCGTAAATACGCTAGTGATGATGTTGCCAAGTGTTGTGATCACACCGCCAAGACCATTGCCGTTGAGGCTAAAAGCACCGCTAAATGCGTTAATGATTGGCAAAGCATTGTTATTGATAAAACCCATAAGCTTTTCAAGGATTGGCAATAGCGCAAAGCCAATTGTTTCTTTAGCCTCATCAAATGCAATTTGCATGCGAGCAATGCGCCCTGCGTAAGTGTCAGCATTACGAGCTGCTGCGCCGCCAAACAGGTCTGACAATTTGCCCTGCACCTGTGTGAAATTCATGGTTTTTAATTCAGCAGCTGATAAGCCAATGCCTAGTTTGCCCAGTGATGCTGTATTGCCGTCATAAGCTTTGCCCAAAGCATTTGCGACGCTTTCCAGCGGTTTGCCTGTGGCTGCGCTTATGTCTAAAGCTGTTGCAAGTAATTGCTGTGCCTTTTCTGTATCTGAGGTTGATCTAACCAACCGTCCTAAAGCTGGGCGCAGCTCATCATCTGCCACACCAGTTGCCAAAGACATTTGCAAGATTGATTGCTCAGTGGCAGCAATTTGTGCCTTTGTAGCCCCTGTGGCGTTTTCTAAGGCGACGGCAAGCTGTGTCTGTGCCTTCTCGTCCTCGATTGCCGCCTTAACGCCTTCAACGCCGATCTTGATTGCGTAAGCACCAGCGGCAGCGGCAGCCGCTGCAAAAGCCGCGCCAACCATTTTGCCAACTTTGCCCATTTTGTCGCCAAAAGTGTCAACATCTTTGCTGGCAGCTTTAAGCGATTTATTGAGGTTGTCAACGTCGCCAAGTATCGAGAGTTTGAGGGTACGACTTCCAGCCATTAGTCATACTCCTTTACAATTTTTGTAAATGCCTGTTCCCACTGGTTGACAATGTAAGGCTGAACAGACCGTAAAGTTGGATAAATAAACCAACCGCGTGAGCCTCTACCTTCTCGACCTGACCAGACAGGAAATTGCTTTTTGGTATTTGAGCCAAATTCAGCACCGCCCCATAGTTGCTGGGTTGTGCCACCTCCGCTGAGTCTTTGGCTGGCAAAACCAAAACTGATCTCACCCACCTTTGATGATTTGGAAACTTTTGCACCAGCTGCAACGCGATTGTCTAAGCGGTTATTTGTCCGACCAGCTGCGTCAACGATTTTGCCTTTGACATAATCTGCCAACGCTGAGCTTACTTTTTTTGTTTCCGCAATAGCCTGATCGTCCATTGCCTTAAATGATCGCACAATGGCGCGCAGCTCAGCCTTGTCATAGCTGATTGCGTCCTTAGCCATTTGCGCGCCTTTCCAAAATCTCGATCACGGTTAAAATGTCCTCGGCTGTCTCAAAAACATCTGGGTGTAGCCCTGTCGCCAGAGCTACCTCCCAAATTATTCTGCTAAGGCTTCCGACGGCGTAGCTTTTGGGTTTGCCTCACCTACGATTACCTCAGCAATACCTTCTGTCCAAATGTCAAGAGGCTTAACAGGCTTTCCAGCTGCTTCACGCTTCATAGCGTGATAGGCAAGAAATACTAAATCGGAAATACCGATTTTTTCCTGTGCCTGAGCAATTGTGTGTCCTGTGTGCTTCTCCCATTTGACCCACTCTGGCGGTGCAGCTGTGTAAGTGATCTGATCGCCGTTTGTGTATTCAATTGTGATTGGTAATTTCATTTTGTCTCCCGATTAGTAGTTTTTAGCTAAATGTCTCAGTAGGTGTTCCCACTACGACAAATGATAGATCAACGGTCTGTGCATCTGGTGCAGCACCGCCGACGCTTGGAAACACTGGCATTACGTTAAATGCAAAAACTGCGCCTGTAACCGCTGTCATTGAAACTGCCAGCGTTGTGTTTGGTGCTGTTTCGCAAGCTGTCCACAATGCCTCGCAAAGTGAACCTGATGCGCCCCAGTCAGCAAGCATTGAAATGTCAAAAGTCCACTGATCGTCAATGTGCTTGTAAGCCTTGCCGTCCAGTGTTTGGTATGTCTCGACGGTTGGGCTGTTCGCAAGAGTTGCGCTGGTCGCCTGTGCGTCATAGTTAACGGTTGCAATGGTCACGACTAAATCGCGACCAGTTATGATTGTCGTTGGCATTTTGTCCCCTATGTTGTTTGAGTGTAATAAGTCGAAACGTTTATGTCAGCGACAAGCATTGGAGACTGTCCTACTTCCAACACCGTTGGCTTTTCAATTACGCCTACGACGTATCCTGCGGGCATTGCCGCAAGAATTCCGATTATGAGCTTTTCTAGATTGTCCAGTGACCCAGCGTTGCTATTGCTGGCGACAATGGCTGTAATTGCAAAATTAAGTTTGACCTGTGTTTTTGCCTTGCCAATTAACACGACTTCCATGTATGGGCTGTCAGGTACGACAACAATGGCTGGCGGTATTGGTGACTCAGGCACGCTTGGATACACGTTTGCAGATAGCGCGCTAAAGGCGTTTGCTAAAGCTGATCGTGTTTCGGCAATTGAGTTTGCTGGCATTTATTGAACCACTGTCTCGGCGTCCAAATAAGGCATAAGCAATGTGCTGACGCGGTTGGTCAAGCTGCGACCCATGCGGTATGGCGAACTGGCAAAGTCCACGCCCTCGATCTGTCCACCAGCTGCAACGCGTGATTGAAAGACCTCAACGCTAACAGCCAAAATTGCTGACTCAATTGCTGGTGTGCTGGCATAAATTTGAGCAGCTGAGTAACCTGACAATGTTGCCTTGCCGTTTGGCACAATTGGACGCAATGTGACGTCTGCATTTGTAAGTGCTGCTGTGAAATAATAAGGCGCGGCGTCAACGACTGTAAAAGTCGCGCTAAATGGTGCAGGCAAACCTGTCACGATTACTGATTGACCAGCTACAAAGTAATGCTCGCGGATTGTAAAAAATGTTGCTACGTTGTCTTTCAACTTGTAAGCGTCAATGCCTGAAACGTTTGCAACCAGCATTGGCAAAATCACGTCCTCGCTGGTGTTAATGATCTCGTCTAAATAACTATCGCTGTATAAAGATACGCTGACGCCCAGCACGGTTCGCAATTGGCTTGCGGTCACAATACTAGGCATCAGCGTTTCCTTTCGATCGGCTGCGGCGAGATCGGGAGAACCCGCCGCATGATTAGTTAGTGGCTAGTTATCAGGTCTTGTTGATACCAAACGCGCCTGCACCGATCTTGGTTGCAATTGCGCCGTATCCATAAACTGAAACTGCAATTTGACCTGACGCAATTACGTCTGCACGCAAGCGGTAGGTTGGTGACTCGTACCATGTGTAAGCACTTGGGTTAATAATCAACATTGAGTCATCTTTGTCAGTGTCATTTGCTGACGGCACGTTGGCTGTTACAAATAAATCGAGACCAGCGACATTGCCACGGATTGAGTCTGGACGTACGACGCCTCCCGCATTGCTTGGCTGGCTAGCCATGTAAATTGGACGACCTGAGTCCGCAAGTGTCATTAAATTTGCCCACTGGCTCGTGTTTGCCAAGATGTTTGTTGCAAAGCCCTGTGTGTTTGAGTAAACAGATGCAGCACCGCGTGACACAAAGCCAAGCAACTCAGAAGCTGTTGGGTATGTTGTCAGTGTTGTTGAATCAGCTGTTGCACCAGATGCCAGTGCTGTGTAAACAGCAAGGTCGGTTGCCTTTGCATAAGCTGCTGACATGTTGTTAAGCAACTCGTTAAAGAATAATGGTGATGTGCGATCTAGCAATTCAACGCTAAATGTTTGTTGTCCAGCGTACTTTTTGACTGTAACTGACAAGAAACTTGAAGCCTGATCTGTTTCGCTTGGTGTGCCTGCTTCTGCTGTTTCAGCAACTGTTGGCATTGTTGTGATCTTTGGAATTTCGAAAGACATACCAGCATCAGGCAAAACGCCACGGCTGATTGCGTCAATTGCTG